CTTCAGGCCAGATAGGGGACGGGACTTCAGTGGCCAAGAGCTCCCCTGTCCAGATCGGGACCCTGACCGGTTGGGCCAGCGTGTCGGCAGGAGGAGCAGCCACTATCGCAATCAGAACCAACGGGACACTCTGGGGGTGGGGAGTATTATCCGGAGACGGGACCGCTGTGAACAGGAGCTCCCCTGTCCAGATCGGGACCCTGACCGGTTGGGCCAGCGTGTCTGCAGGAGGCAACTTTGGATCTAATATGGCAATCAGAACCAACGGGGCACTATGGGGCTGGGGGAACAACGGTTTAGGCAGTATAGGGGACGGGACTGTTGTGAACAGGAGCTCCCCTGTCCAGATCGGGACCCTGACCAATTGGGCTAGAGTGTCTGCAGGAGTATCTCAAACAATGGCTGTTAAGACCGATGGGACCCTATGGGGCTGGGGATCTGGGGCACAAGGCCAGATAGGTGACGGGAATGCTGTGAGCCGGAGTTCCCCTGTCCAGATCGGGACCCTGGCCAACTGGGCCGTGATATCCGCAGGAGGGGGATACACAATGTCCGTCAAGACCGATGGGACCCTCTGGGGGTGGGGAGCCAACGCTTCAGGCCAGATAGGGGACGGGACTGCAGTGGCCAAGAGCTCCCCTGTACAGATCGGAACCCTGACCAGTTGGGCCAGTGTATCTGCAGGACAACCCCATACTATGGCTCTAAAAAATGAGTAGTCAATTCATAACAAAAGCTTCAATGGGTGGTACAATTCTCTAAAATACAAAGAGCAATTCCAAATGAAAGAACCTATAAAGCCAGGACAGGTACACCCGCTTGACATGGCCCTTCAGGCCAGCATAAACGGACACCCAGAGATAAGCGAGGACATACTCAGGTCTCTCCCACAGGACGACCTCAGGGTCCTCTTCAACCTTGGGTGGCACGAGGCACGGCACGGAAACCTGATGAAGGCGATGGAACACTTCAACTACGGCAGGTACATCAACGTGTTTGGCCTTCCTGCCATACAGGGAAAGATCTGGAAGGACGAGCCCCTCGAGGGCAAGACGCTCCTCTTCAGGTGCGAAGGAGGGTACGGCGACCAGATATGCAACTTCAGGTTTGCCAAAAGGTTCTCCCAGATGGGCGCAAGGGTCCTCGTCTCCTGTGCACCTGAACTGAAGGCCCTGTTCTCCAGGCATGGGTATGCATGCATAGACAACGAGATCGTTTCTGGCGCGCACTACGACTACTGGGTCCCTGCGATGTCTGCCGCGTTCATCCTTGGGATCGAGCACAGAGACCTCGATGGATCTCCGTACCTCTCTGCTCTGGAGCCACGGGAGCTCTTTGCAAAGAAGGGAACGCTGAAGGTCGGGATACGCTGGTCAGGAAACCCTGAGTTTGAGGACGAGCAACACAGGAGGTTCCCTCCTGAGCTCATGATTGGACTCCACGAGGTTCCAAACACGACGTTCTACTCCCTCCAGAGGGACGAGAACCTCGTCGATGGGCTTCCCTTTGGGGACATGCGAGAGCAGATGAAGACGTGGGAAGACACCGCAAACATCATAGCAGGGTGCGACCTCATCATAAGCTCGTGCACCGCAACCGCCCACCTCTCGGCAGCACTCGGAAAGCCCACATGGATCCTCACTCCTGTCATGCCCTACTACACGTGGGCCGTCCCAGGAGAAACCAGCCGTTGGTACAGCTCCGTGAGGCTCTACAGGCAGGCAAAGTACGGTGAATGGGACCTTCCTTTCGAGCGGATAAGAGAGGACCTTACATCGTTGGCGCAGGATCACAGAAGAAGCCTCCAATAACAAAGGAAAAAACAGCTTGGAAAAAAAGACAACGGTCCTCGATGTCATATTGAGGACGCACGACAAGAGAGAGATACACGTCTCAAAGGACCTGCGGTACTGTGGAGCCAACAAGACCACTGTCGTGAAGAAGTGCGTGAAGTCACTCGTGAACACATGCAACGAGTCTGTGCATGACATACGGTACTGGTGGTACGACGACCACTCTTCTCAAGAGACGATAGACGACCTCCATCATATATTCAGGTCAGCAAAGCATCCATACACGTACGTTCCTCTGGAGGAGAAGGGATGGAACGCAAGCGGCCTTGCCCAGTTTGAGAAGGGTCGCGACTCGGATGCGGACCTGGTCTACTTCGTTGAGGACGACTACCTCCACTACCCAACGGCAATAGACGAGATGGTCAATGCGTACCACACGTTCAAGAAGAACCTCGGCCGAGAGGTCTCCATACACCCGTTTGACGACCCTGACAACTACCTTCCGATCTGGATAGAGCCGTGCAGGATCGTCTACGGAAGGGACAGGCACTGGAGGACCAACCTCCACACGACGTTCACGTTCCTCTGCAACCCATGCCTGGTGAGGGAAAAGTGGCACGTGTTCTACACCCTTGCAACGGAGTACGGAACCCTTTGGGGGGAGATGAACCACGTCAACGAGTCAACGATGATAAACAAGATATGGAGAGAGGAGGTCTCTCTCTTCACCCCCATACCGTCTGTTGCCCTACACATGGCATACGAGACGCAGAAGGACCCTTACCTCGACTGGAAGGGCCTTTGGGAGAGGTTTTAGACATGGAAAAAAGAGAGGACCTGAAGTACAGCAGCGACTGGTTCAGCAAGAACCTTGCAGAGATACTGTACTGGGTCAAGCCCCACATCGGGGGCCTGGAGTCACCTTCCATCCTTGAGATAGGTGCATACGAGGGGCTCTCCACGAGATGGTTCATAGAGAACCTCCTCAACAGAGGAGGGTCCATAGACACAGTGGACACGTGGGAGGGTTCTGCCGAGCACCACCAATGGAAGATGGACCTCACAGGGTTATACAGTGCTTTCATGCACAACCTTGGAGACTACATAGACGCCGGCGTGTGCACCCCTCACAGAGGGATGTCGAGGGACGTGCTTCCGGTTCTTCTTGGCCAGGGAAAGAGGTACGACTTCATCTACGTCGACGGAAGCCATGCAGCGGCAGACGTCATGATAGACGGCGTCCTTTCGTACCTCCTCCTGAAAGACGGAGGGATCATCATGTTCGATGACTACGTATGGGGAATCGAGGACAGGAGGGCACAGGACATACCGTACCCTGCGATAGAGTTCATCAGAGAGACGTTTACCGACAAGCGGATGCTCGAGACCATAGGGATGAACCTTACCGCAACGTTCAGGAAACCCAGGTAGAAGAGGAATACATACACAGATGAGAAGATACGTCTACATAGAAGATGGGCAGGTCGTAGAAGGCCCAAGGTTGCTTCCACAGAGCTGGAGGAACATCTCAGGGTTTGAGTTCCTTGAGGAGGAGCAGCTCAGATCGTACGGATGGTACCCCTATGTGTTCGTTGAATACGAGGGAGACCTGGAAGGAAAGGTCCCAGACGCATCCGACTTTCTTCTGACGGACGAGGAGTACATTGAGCTGCAGAGGTTCAGGGACAAGACCGATCAGGAGCACTACCAAGAGGTTCAATCGAGGTGGGAGGCCATCAGGGCCAGGAGGAACATACTTCTCACCGAGTCAGACTGGACGCAGCTAGTGGACGTTTCCTTCGATCCGGAGACAGAATCTGCATGGAAGGACTACAGAAGGAAGCTGAGGAACATCACAGATGCACCGAATCCAGACTCTGTTGTCTGGCCTGATCCTCCTCCGTTCTCCCCTGTCATATAGGGGCCGATCTCATCGGTGCACTGCAGATTCAACCTCCTGCTCCAGGACATCCATCTGCCTCTGGGAAATTGAGCCATCCACACAGACAAGCAGGTCCGTTGGCTCCTCCATCCTTTCCTTTGTGAAGACCTCGTATCCAGGAAGGGCATTCTTGAAGTACCCCTCGTATATCCTGAGCCTCCTCGAGTCACCTTCTTCCTCCTTCTTTGGGTTTGACAGGAAAACCGAAGGCTCGTTCTCGTTCACCCAGTCGGATATGATCCTGAACCTCGTCCTCAGGAGCTTCAGTGCCACAGATTTTCCGTAGCCCGTCATCTCGTAGTCCGTCCTCCTGCTCTTCATGGAGACCTCGGCAATGTCCAGGGCTTTCGACCACTTCTCCTGGTCAAAGTTCATGTGAAGGCCTCTTAGCTCGTCGCTGGAGCCCCCATCGAGCATGCTTAGGCACTCTGCAACGTCCTCGAACATCCCCATCCATTTGTCCATGTTCTTTGAGTTTCTCGGGTCCTTTATGTGCTCTATCGTGAGCATGATCTCATCATCGATGCCGTCGGCATTGACGTTGATCATCCATGTGTGGGTCGTTGACCCTCCGTTTTGAACGAACGATGTCTGCTGATGGCCAAAGAGGCTTGATCCTCCAGAGTTGAGCTCAAGTACATCCTCTTGCATCTGCATGAATGACTCGAACACCATGACCTCTCTGGACTCGTTCACCCTGATGGCATGGGTTCCGGGCTTTGGAACGAACCCGCGCTTCTTCATGACCGTTGCAACCTTGAACAGCCAGTCGTCTCCGTCCCTGAACACCTCTCCCACGATGTTCAGAGGCACCTCGTCTCGGTAGCTTATGAGAACGAACTTATTTACCCTTCCATAGAACGGCTTCATCCTGTGGAAGTTATTGTATCCAATTCGTTCGATCCTCTCCACAGACACTCCGACGGGCAGCCCGTCTCTGTACGCCCTTCGGTCATGGGCGTGAGGAGACAGAATAACGAAATCCTCTTCATTGAGAACATGTTTGCTGGGAAGCTCAATCTTTAACATTTTGACCAAATTGTTGTAGTATATATAACCAGACACAAAATAAGGAAAAAACATGAACCAGCTAGAGGGCACAATACAACGGCTTCTACAGACGAGGGACCAGTCACACCTGTTCCATTGGAACACAAAGAGCTACGCAGCACACGTTGCGCTCGGTTCTTTCTACGACTCGTTGCTCGACTCAGTCGATTCGTTCTTTGAGGCAGCAAAGGGAAAACACCCTGAGGTGTTCACAAGGAAGGCAAAGATCCCGTTCTCGGTGGTCTCTGAGCCAAACGTCGGAGCAGAAACGATGGTTCCATACTTCACGGACTTCAACGAGTTCCTCGATGGCGTCTG